GAACAAAATTAGGCTGGGCAGAAACTTGGCAATCTTTAACAATGGATAAATAATATGTGGTCCTGGATACTTGCAATAATTGGTGTTATTGGAATCTATTTTGTTGGTAAAAAAACAATATGGGGATGGCTTGTTCTTTGCCTTAATGAATGCTTGTGGGTAGTTTATGCCGTAACTACCAAACAATATGGATTTATTTTAGCAGCCATTGCCTATGGGTTTATATACGTTAAATCATTTATTCAATGGCAAAAGGAGGAAGTATGATTATTCAAATAATTGGACTGCCAGGTTCTGGTAAAACCATTCTTGCAAAAGAATTAAAAGAACGCATTAATGCTATTCACCTTAATGCAGATGAAGTTCGTGCAACAGTTAACTCAGATTTAGGGTTTAGCCCTGAAGATAGAATTGAACAAGCAAGACGTATGGGGGATATGGCAAGACTTATTGCTAAGCAAGATGTTGCTCCAGTAATAGTTGACTTTGTATGTCCAACTAATTTAACCCGTGCAGTTTTTGGTAAGCCAGATATTTTAATTTGGGTAGACAGAATTGAATCTGGAAGGTTTGAAGATACAAACAAGATGTGGGAAGATCCAGAGTCATGCGATGTCAGAATTTCTTGCGGGATGACTGTAAAGGAGGAAGCTGATCTTATTATTGCTGCTTGCCAGTTACATGACTGGTCCGCACCAACTACACTTATGCTTGGTCGCTATCAACCATGGCATGAAGGACATCATGCTTTATATTTAGAGGCGGGAATGCGAACAAATCAGGTATTGCTTGGAGTTCGTAATACATACAACACAAGTGAAAAAGATCCTTTAAAGTTTGATCAGGTAAAAGAATATATAGCCAAGGATGAATTCATGGATGGTGCATTAGTATTAAGACTACCTAACATTACTAACATTGTTTATGGACGTGATGTTGGGTATAAAATTGAACAAGTAGATTTGGGGGCAGACATTCATGCTATCTCTGCTACACAAAAGCGCAAGGAGATGGGTATATGAATGTAACTAAACAAAGATCAGCACTTAAGGCTATCACCTGGCGTGTCATTGGCACAGCAGATACATTTGCTATATCTTGGGTAATAACCAAAGAACCAGTAACAGCAGGTGCAATTGCAAGTTTTGAGGTAGTTACAAAAACAATCCTTTATTACTTTCATGAGCGAGGGTGGAACAGGGTTAGTTGGGGTAGAAAATAATGTATACAGATTCAATGCGTAAAGCTTTTCATTCAATAATTCCCCCAAAAGGATTTCAAGTTCAAGTTATTGATAGTGATCATTTTCTTGTTATTAAATTAAATGAACATAGTTTTGCCAGAATGGTCCACGATGAAAAAATACAAGCATTACAGTATGTAGTAAATGTCAAAAAGGCTTTAGAAATGAATGGGGCTATAGTGTTAGTCACACGGGAGGCAATAAAATAATGTCACAAATAATTGACACAGACTATGTAGGTAGTATATACTTATACTATGGTTTTATTAATGAATAATATTGTTGTTATAGTAGCATTTACATTAGCTGGATCTTTTGCCCTTGCTTATTTAGTTTCATTAATTAAAATTAATAAAATAAATAAAGCATTTACAAAGTTATTGATTTCTCATAAATCATTACAGCATTTTGTTGATAACAATAACATTGAATTTAAAAATGAAGACGATATTCATAAAGAAAACTTTATTAAGTTTCTTTCTGATTCTCGTGACTGGTCATTCGAATATATAGAAGATGTTCAAAGTAAAATAAATAAGATGATTTTAGATTTAAAACCTGATGTCGAATATTTTGAAAAGTTTGGCTTGCTCTATGATGGGCATCCATCCTATCCGATGCTAACAAATTTTATAAAATCATATAAAGAGTTACAAGACTTACTACCAAAAGAAGACTATAAATGAAAAATATTGTTGTAGTTGGTGGTGGCACTGCTGGTTGGATAACAGCGTTATATGCAAAACAAATTTTTCCAGATGATAACATTACTTTAGTCGAAAGTCCAGAGATTGGAATTTTAGGAGCTGGAGAAGGTTCTACAAGGCAGTTAATATCAATTTTAAAATACTTAGACATAGCGATTGAAGATTTAATAAAAGAAACAAAGTGCACAATAAAAACTGGAATTAAATTTACAAATTGGTCTAAAGAAAAAGACTACTACTATCATGATTTTACACATGAAGGATCTATTTTTGATGAAAGTGGTTTTGATAGGGGGAGAAATAATTTTGATTTTCCAATCTTAAAATATGAAAGACTTCTAAATATAGTTGAAAAAAATACAAACACTTCTGTAAATGATGAGTATTCAGACAATAAACTTTTACCCTTTACTGCCTTAGCAGAAACAGAAAATAATAAATCATTTTTACATTCATGGAATATCCACTCTGATTATTCAATTCATTTTGATGCAAGACTTTTAGCATCATTCTTATCAAATGTAGGGGTCTTAAGAAAAATAAAATTAATTAAAGGTGAAGTAGTAAACATTGAAACCAATAATCAGAATGATATTGTTGCTTTAAAGTTAAATAATAATGATACTATACTTACAGATTTTGTTTTTGATTGTAGTGGTTTTGCAAGATTAATAATTGGAAAACATTACAACTCCAAATGGCAAAGCTTTTCGGAATACCTACCCATGAAAAGAGCATTACCATTTTTTATAGATATTGATACAGAAAATATTCCAAGTTACACAGAGGCAATTGCCATGGATTATGGATGGATATGGAAGATACCATTACAACATAGGTATGGGTGTGGCTATGTTTTTGATTCTGATTATATAAATGAAGATCAAGCTCAAGAAGAAATTGAAAAATTTTTAGGATTTAAACCAACTTATCCAAAAACTAATGGTAAGTCTTTTATTTTTGATCCAGGATTTTTTGAAGAAGTTTGGATAAATAATTGTCTTGCAGTCGGGTTATCTTCTGGATTTTTAGAGCCATTAGAAGCAACTTCTATTGGTCAATCAATTTTGTTATTACAAAGATTTTTTATGCAAAAACATAAAATATTTTCTAACGATGTTGAAATAAAAAAACTATTTAATGAATACTACATCAGAGATGCAAAATCAATAGTTGATTTTTTAAGTTTGCATTACACAACAAATAAAGATAATTCTGATTTTTGGATAAATTTTAATAAAAATAATAAAAAATCACAGAATTTATTAAATAATTTAGAGATTTTAAAAAATTCAACTCTTACAAAACTCTATGATGAGATTTGGTTTAGTAAAGATAGCTACTATATTGTTGCTTTAGGAAATAATCTTGTAGATTTAAATAACATAAATAAAATATATAAAGAATTTATTGACGAAAATAAACATAGTGAGTTAGTTAGTTTTATATTAAATAAAAAAAACATTAGTAAAGACTTTATAAAGCACAGTGATTTTTTAAAACATATAGGGGGATTACAACAATGAAAGACATTTTTCTATCAACAATAACAGGTTTTGGGTGTGGCATCGTGTTTGCTGCATTCAAATTGCCAGTTCCAGCACCACCAGTTTTTGCGGGAGTCGCAGGAATTATTGGTCTATGGATTGGTTTTACAATACTAACACGAGTTATATCCTAGGAGGAATAATGAATAAGATAATCAATGATAAGAATAAGGCATTGCTAGCATCATATGGTCGCTCAGTGCTTGCTTCAGGTCTTGCCCTATATATGGCGGGAATAACAGATCCAAAAGATCTATGGACAGCATTAGTTGCTGCAATTGCACCAGTGGCATTGAGGGCAATTAACCCTAATGACAAGGCTTTTGGTATCTTGCCAGATGCTGCTACCGTAGATAAGGCTCTAAAGGCTGCTAAGGCACCTGTAAAGAAAAAGGCTGCAGCAAAAAAGGCAGTAGCAAAGAAGAAGTAATAACCTTCTATTAGAAAGGCCAGTCTAGAAATAGGCTGGCTTTTTTATTTATTCATTTATTATTTTAATATATTTTTCTTTAAGATTTTCTACAGAAAAGTTTGATAATCCTATTTCTAATGCATCTTGTTTAATATTTTGTTTATTATTATTGGCTACATAGCTATCAATTATTTTAGCAAGACTAACTGACTTTGCATCATAAACATTAACCATTGATTTTGTTCTAAAGCTATCAATTTGTGCTGATTCAGCTAACCATTTTCCTGGCAGAATTGCATTGTTAGGTGATATATTGGTCATAAAAACTGGCAGGGCACTCATAAGAGCCTCATTCATAGGTAAACAAAGACCAGCATAACGTCTAGGTAAAACCATAGCATCAAACCCACTATACATATCTTGTCTGTTATCTGGATTACCTATTTCAATCTTTACCCTTGGATCTTTGCATATAAGGTTTAATGGAGTCTGGGATTTAATAACTAATTCGTAATCTTCTTTAGAATACTTTATCATCTTAAGAATACTTTCAGTTCCATTTCTATCTTTCGCAGCTTTTTTACCAGCAATATGTAGTATGCGCTTGTGATCTTTAGATAGATTTATTTCTTTTGCTTGATTAAATAAAGTATGATCTGTTGGTGGTGGCAAATGCATTACCT